CTCCTTACGTCTATGTAGCTCAAGGTAGAACAAATACTTATTTACAAGGATCTAAAAGATCTGACAAAATTTCTGGATGCCCTTCAGGATCTTCTTGTAAATCTAACGTAACAGAATGGTACAAAGTTTCTGCTTGTCCAACTGCTGCTAACCAAATTACTGATGTAACTAATTTCACTGTACAATGTGGAGAAAGCATCACGTTAACTTTACGTGCTCACTCTTCTTACATTGATACATTGTATTTCAATGGTTTCACTCGTTCAGTAACTATTCAAGCTCCATGTTGTAATTGTGATGACAATCCATGTGCTGATGTAAGTGATAACATTATCATCGACTTATTGATTGCTAAATTAAGACAACAAGCTCCAGGTAACAACCCTGATAACATTAGCTTCAATACATTCTTTACATTTGAAAATGTAGGTGGAACTATCTTACGTATTACAGGAAAACCATTAACTAAATATGGTCAACCTTGTGATATCGCAGCGTTCCCATTTGAATATGATAGATTGTGGTTCCGTACATTTGTATACGCTGGTCCAGCTACTACTGCTGACTTTATCGTTGCAGATGCTTGTAACTATGTTGCTACTCCTGTTGTTCAACAACGTGCTTCTTATCCTACTGGTACATCTGCAGAGATTGCTCAATTAGAGAAAAACTTCTACAGCTACCAAGCAGGTTACTTGAAACATTTATATAGAATGAATGGATACAACGAGAACTTCGAATCTTGGGTATCTGATGGTGCAACTTACAACACATTCTATATCAGATTCAACGAGTATAACAAATCTGAATACCAATGGGGTGATTATATCATGGAAGATTCTACAGTGATTCTTGCTGTTCCTAATGGTGGTTCTGCTCTTACTGCTGGATTTGAAGCAATCTTAGTTGCTGGTTTAGGTGCTGTTGTAGATCAAGGAATTCCTTGTATTACTACCACTTCTACTACAACTGGTGTCCCTGCATCAACAACAACTACTACTTCTACTCAAATCCCTTAAGGATAAAGAATAGTAAAATTAATAATAACCTATGCCAGGGGAAAGAGGATAACTCATATTCCTCTGGCATATTTATTTAAAAACAACATGGCAAACTTACAATTAGATATACTAGTAGTACCTACTTACGATGTTAATACTCTTGGTGTTGCAGACGCTTCTGTATATCCTACCAATCCTCCAGTGGTCTCAGCACCATCTATTGAGATTGAAATACCAGGATTCGGAACCAAGATAGTACCTTTTGTTCCTGACCAATTAAATGTATTTACATCATCTAATTTAGGGATAACAGATCCTGGTTGTAATCAACCACTTCCAGATGGAGTGTACAGATTAAGATATTCTGTTGCTCCTGCATATCAAAATTATGTTGAGAAAACAATATTACGTGTTGACAAGCTTCAAGAGAAGTTTGACAATGCGTTTTTGCAATTAAATATGATGGAGTGCGATAGAGCACTTAAAACACAATCTAGTGTGCAATTAAACACGATTAACTTCTTTATTCAAGGAGCGATTGCAGCAGCTAATAACTGTGCAGAATATGAATCAAACACATTATATGCTCAAGCAGATAATATGTTAGATAACTTTTTAAGAACCAACTGTGGTTGTTCTGGTAACAACTACTTATTAAACTTTTATTAATTATGGCACAATGTAATTCATGTGGAGCTAAAGTGGGATGTGGATGTCAATTAACCAATGGGTTATGTGGCACATGCGCTGCTAAAGTAAATAAATAAAAATCGCTATTATGTTATCACCAAGATTAACAAATTGCCCAGAATGTGCTGACATTCCTTCTTTGCTTAAAAAAATAGATTGCAAGTTAGCAGAACTTGGTAATAATTTGTACAACAATATTTCATATATGTTGAACAAACCTATACCTGCTGGTGACATTCTTCAGTTAATAGGCTATAGAAGAATACTAACTTATAAGTATTGTAATCCTAACTATGTACATAAATACTCTGTGCAAATGATTGCTAGTAGAGTGATACGTTTAACAGTAGGATGTGTTAGTAGATGTAATGAACCTGAGCGTTGTTTAGAAGATCCTTGTGATATTACAATTGTAGCAAATCCTACAACTACTAGTACAAGTACAATTGCACCTAGCACAACAACAACTAGTACAAGTTCTAGTAGCACTACAACTACTAGTACAACTGTACAACCAACCACTACCACAACTACAACACAAGAACCAACCACAACCACTACAAGTTCTAGTTCTACTAGCACAACTACTAGTACTAGTTCTTCAACAACTACTACTACAAGTTCTAGTTCTACTAGTACAACAAGTACAACTACAGGAATACCATTTTGTGTACCAGAATGTTTTCCTTTATTTAGTAAAGGAACTGGAATATTTATATATAAAAACTTTAGTATAACTGATTTAACATCACAAATCACAGGACCTATTCCTGTAACTGGTGATGTTGCAAACACATCAAATAAACTATGGTTGTATGGTCAAACAGATATATCTGAATATGATATAAATGGTTTCTGTCCATTCTCAGCTACATACAATAAAAATATAAATCTAGCTTCTGGATTATTTGGTTCAGGCATGACAGCAATTGATGATGTAACATTAGTTAGTTCAATAGGAACTAACATTGTTGAGGTTGATGTATCCACTACAACTGCAGGAATAACTGTTAAGTTCCCAATGCCTACAAATAGAGATATATCAGGAGACTTAATCTACACTACATCAAATCAATTAGTTTGTTCTTACGTAGATAATATAACAAGTAATACGTACATCACTATACATGATTATTCTACAGGAGCAATACTTGTAGATATTAATATCTCATCTATAACTTATCCTTGGGGATTATATATAGATGCAGGAGTAATACAAGTTTGTGATAACAATGGTCAAATATTCAGTCTTGATTTAGATACAGAAGTGTTAACTCTTGTTGCAAATGTAGGACAAAGCTTAAACGGAGCATCACAAGCTCCAGAATGTGCCATATTAAATCCTATTACAACAACAACGACTACTACTGTAGAACCTACAACAACTACAACTATAGCACCAACTACAACTACTACCACTACTGTAGATCCATGTTTAGATTGCGTAGCACATGATTTAACAATTGGAACACAAACTTGGACAGGTTGTAATTTAGATGTTACTACTTTTAGAAATGGAGATCCTATTCCAGAAGTAACTGACCCATCAGCTTGGATAGGATTAACAACTCCTGCTTGGTGTTATTATAATAACGATTCTGTAAATGGACCAACCTATGGTAAATTATATAACTGGTATGCTGTAAATGATCCAAGAGGTTTAGCTCCAGTAGGTTACCATATTCCTAGTGATACAGAATGGACCACTTTAACTACCTTTTTAGGTGGTTCCACTGTTGCAGGAGGTGCATTAAAACAACAAGGATTTTGTCACTGGTTAACTCAAAATACTGCTACTAACAGTAGTGGATTCTCAGGTCTTCCTGGAGGATATCGTGGTACTGGTGGAGGATTTTTTGGAAGTCTTGGTACCTATGGTAGTTTTTGGAGTACTTCACAATACGATCCTACAGCTAGTTATTTCCTTAGTTTGTTCGTTGCAGATAATACAGCAACCATACAAGTTGCCAACAATATAGATGGTCAGTCAGTACGTTTAATAAAAGATTAATAATAAACACTTAAAAAATAAATAATATGTCCAATTGTTCAAATTGTTATAACGGATGTACAGAGATTGTCTCTGACAGATGTGTTAAATATACAGGAATAGATGTTCCTGTTCTAGGAATCCAAACAGGTGATTCATTATCATTTGTTGAACAATCATTGATTACATTCCTTACAGCTGCATTAAATGGTACAGGAATTACACCAATTATAAATGATACAATCATTTGTGATCTTGTAAAACAGTATCTACCAACATGCGGAGATCTTTCATTGAATGATGTGTTAACAGCTGTTATAAAAGCTGCTTGTGATCTTCAAGAACAAGTAGATGCTATAGTTGCAGACATAGTAGTAATTAATAATGAAATAGATACAATTGAAGCTGATTACACTGTAAGATGTCTTGTAGATGGAACACCTTCTATAACACCTTCTTCAGGAACACATGCTGTTCTTCAAGCTACAATAGATACATTATGTGCATTAGCTTTAGATCTTAGTACAAATTATGTAAGTATAGCTAACATTGATACTTATATATCAAATTATATTAATAATAATCCTGCAGCTTCATTAGTAAGTACTAAAATGATTCCTTATGTAGCAGTTCCTTATTTCAATCCAGATCTTTCAAACTTTGATGCTACAGGAGCTGGTATAGGAAACTGGGTTAAGATTTATTTATGTAATGGTGCTAATCCAGGTGTACCTGATTTAAGAGGAAGAGTGTTAGTAGGAACTACTACAGGAATGAACGGTGGAACACTTAACGCTGCTGTTGATCCAGCTGTACCAGGTAACCCTGCTTACTCATTAGGAACTACTACAGGTTTAAATCAAGTTACACTTGGACCTACACAAATTCCTTCACATACACATACTATTACAAATGTTGTAAGTGTGACTGATCCTGGACATACACATAATTTAAAAGTTAATACTAATGCTGCTGGTTCAGGAAATCCAGCTTTTGAAGCTGCAAGTACACAAGGTAATTTTGCTACAGACTCTGCTCAAACAGGAGTTACTGTTAACGTAGCTTCCACAGCATCTAGTTTTGGTGGAGGACTTCCTCATCAAAATAATCAACCTGCAATTGGTTGTTACTATATTATATACATACCTTAATAAATCATCAAGATGGCATATCCTTTTTTACCTGTTAACCCTTGCTGCACAGATGTAGTTTTAAATACTCCTTGTGGATGTAGTTCTACAATCACCAATAGTGGTTGTAATAACAATGATCCATGTAGTACTCATTTAACTGCATCTAGCACTATTGTATATGATGGTCCTGTACTACCATGTATAGTAGCTGAACCATGTGATACACTTAATGTAATCTTACAAAAGATAGATGAGATTATTTGTAATTTATTAACACAAATAAATTATTTGAATAATCAAGTTACTAACATTACTAATCAAGTGATTGCTATTAATGGTGATATAATTAATATATATAATACATTAGGTGAGTGTTGTTCTGCAACTACTACAACCACTACTACTACAATAGCAACTCCTTGTGAAAGCTTCTCATTAGATAATACTGGAGATGCTCCTGTAGCTATCATTATTACTGATTGTATTACAGGAGAACAAGAAGCAATTGTATTATTACCAGGAGAAACAAATATTTGTGTTGAAACAGATAGTCCTCTAACTGTTCCAGGTACAGTGATTGTTACACCAAACGGTCCTTGTGGTCCTACAACAACAACTACCACTACTATTGTACCAACCACAACCACTACAACAACAGCTAGTGCTTGTGAGTGTTTAACTTTCCATAATGGAGATGTTAACATTCATACTATAACTTATACAGATTGTGATGGTTCTATCAGTAGACCTATAAATATTGATCCAGATCAAACTATTCAAGTTTGCGGATCTAATGGATTTGGTAGTGACCCTCTTGTAACTATTACTATTGGTGCAAATTGTATTGATGGAGCATGTCCAGCAGAACCAACTACTACTACAACTACTACAATATCTTTATGTGATTGTTATGATACTGAAATTACTATATTATCAGAAACATTAGCTACTACAGATGATGGACAAATTACAGTGCTATATAATGATTGTGTAACTAATCCATTCATTAATACATATGACACTCCTGGAGTTTATTCATTAGGTTGTGTGAATTATCTTGTGGGTGTAGTTGCACTAGGAATGATTGATTTTACAGAACAACCTATATATGTTCCAATTTCAACAGGAGCTCCTTGTTGTGATGTAGAACCAACGACAACCACTACAACTACAATAGCACCAACAACTACAACAACTACTACTATATCAGGTTGTAATTGTGTAGATATAGTTATTAGTCAAGATGATATTGATGATGCTACAGGAAACACTCTATCATTCTTTGATGGTACAGTTGTTTTATGGCCAGAGAAAGGTGCTAGTTGTGAAGGACAATCATCTGGAGAAGATCCTCCTGCTTATTTTACAGTTGCAGGAACTTATACATATTGCTTAAAAGCAAGTGTAATTCCTACTCTTGAATTAACATATTTAAAAGATAATGAGACAGTAACTAGTATACAAAGTGAAGTTGTTAATTTAGGAACTCCTTGTTTAGTTAATGGTGAGTGTATTCCAACCACTACCACAACTACAACAGCTGAGCCTACAACTACTACTACTAGTACAAGTAGCACAACTACAACAACTACTACATTGGAACCAACTACAACTACTACAACAACATTTGCTGGACCTTGTACATGTTTCCAAGTTGCCATAAATCAAGCAGATATAGATGATGCTACAGGTAATACAGATCCTGGACGTGATGGTAAAGTGTATTTACAAACTGCTAAAGATTCAGCTTGTGAAGGTGGTGATATATCTGCAGAATACTCAACTTTCACTTCAGATGGTTTCTGTATTCTAACAAGTGCAGTAAGTTCGATACAGTTATTCTATTATAAAAATAATGTTCCAATTTACTATCCAGCTACAGTTAGTGCATATAATGTACTATATACTGCTTGTTCAGTGAATGGAGAATGTGTACCTGTATAAATATTAAATAAAATTATATAATGGCTAATTGCTCAAACATAAATAATACAACAATAAAAGGAACAAGTGCTGTCACATACGATAGCACTCCACTTCCTTGTACAGATGTAAATACATGTGATGGACTAAATACTATCCTTGCTAAATTTGATGCTGTTATATGTAATGTAAAAGCTAATGTTGATTCTATTACAGAAGATGTAATGAATCTTACAGAAGATGTAATGGTTATAACAGAAGATATAACCAATATTCAAAATCAATTGAATATATGTTGTCCTATATGTGATTTTACTGGAGTTGCAGATGAGTTACCAACTTGTGATTTTACTGGAGAAGCTGACGAATTACCATTATGTAGTTTTAGTGGAGAAACTCATCAAGTTCCAGGTCCTACAACTACAACAACAAGTTCAAGTAGCACAAGTACATCTACAAGTACTAGCACATCAACTTCTACTAGTACTAGCACAAGTACTTCTACATCAACTACTACAAGTACTACTACAGAACGTCCTATAACATTATGTGTAACTTATGAGGCAACTGGTGGATTAGGATTTATTAATTGGACTGATTGTGATGGAAATCCTGCAACTTATGAATATGCTGGTGGTCCAGCTTACACTTTCTGTGCATTAGAAGGTTCAGTTACTACAGACCCAGGTATTACTATAACTCTTATTAGTTTAAGTTGTGGTGAACCAACTACTACTACAACCACCACTATTGCGTGTGCACAATACACTGTAGCTACTACTTCAGGATCAGGACAAACTTATACTTATACTGATTGTAATGGAGATCCTCAGTCAGGTACTATAGGTGGGGTATCAGGATTTGATTCTCAAACATTTTGTGCTGAATTAAACTCAGTAGTAGGTACAGGAGAAACTACAACAACATATGATGGACCTTGCACACCTTAATTTAAAATCAATTAATAATAAATCAGTATGATAATAGTAACAACATTAGTTATTCCTCCTGGAGGTGATGCAGGACCATTTGATCTTTATTCAAATGTAGATGGATATACAGTTCCGTTTGCAACAGGTGTATCTGCATTACAATTAGAGGCTGGTTATAGCTCAACTGTTCCTGACAATGCAACAAGTATTAAAGTAGTATCTGTTGGAATATGTACAAACTTTATTATTCTAGATATAGATTTAATCACTACAACTACCACTACTAGTAGTTCTAGTACTAGCACATCTACAAGTACAAGTACTTCAACAAGTACAACAAGTACAACTAGTAGTACAAGTTCAACAACTACCAGTACTACTACACCTGTACCAACAAATCCTTTATCAGGAACTTGGGATCTTGATAGTGTAAATGCAAATGTTAGAATAACAAGTATTAATAACTTAAATGGAGAACCTGTAAGTTGCACAGGTGCAACAACTTGCGTATTTCCAATAGTTTCTGGTGGTGGACAATATGTGGCTACACCTCCAACTTCTGATGGAACTACAGCAATTGATTCTCCATACACTGCAACATTAGTTTTGAATCTTTCTTGGATAACAGTTATACCAGGTGCAACATATTATTTTACAATAGATGTAACTGGTCAAACTGGAGTGATTCAATATGTAACTTATGGAACACCTTTTATAACATTAAACATTGCAGGAATAGTAACAGGATCAGAAGACGTAACTATTCTATTTACTGGAACTTATTAAAATCAAATAATTATGATAGCATTAATAACATTAACTATACCAACTGGCGGAGATGCTGGTCCATTTAATCTATATTCAAATACAGATGGATATGTAACACCATTTGCAACAGGTATATCTGCAGCTGCTTTAACAGCTGGTTATACATCAACTGTTGTTCCTGAAGGGACAACTATAATCAGAGTAGTATCTACAGGATGGTGTACAAATTACATTGATATAAATATCAATTTAATTCCAACAACAACAACCACTAGTAGTTCTAGTACAAGTACAACAACTTCTACTAGCACAACAGCTGTTCCTACAACTACTACAACTAGTAGTTCAACAAGTACATCAACCAGTACAAGTACTTCTACTAGTACCAGTACAAGTACCAGTACATCAAGTAGTACTTCAACCAGCACTAGTACAAGCACAAGTACATCAACTAGCACAACAACATCAACTACCACTGTATGTCCATGTGTTGAGTATGTAAGCATTGGTATGACTGCAGCTGGTACATTTAACTATCAAGATTGTTTTGGTACACCTAAATCAATATTTCTAAATGAAGGTCCAAATTTATTTGTTGGTCTTGGAGAACCTGAATGTGTGGATAGAAATTCATTATCATCAAGTGTATCCTTTGAGGTAATAAGTTATGGCCCATGCTGTACACCAACTCCTACAACTACAACTACAACTACTACAGTAGCACCAAATTGTTATGCTTATAATGTTACTGTAGAAGAATCTGATCTTATTGCGTCAGATGATGGAAATGTTTATTTTGTATATGAAGATTGTAATGGAATTACACAAACAAATGTTCAAAGTAATTCAGGTACATACATTAATGCATTTTGTGCAATAAGCTATACAGGTGCATATTACCTAGATGGTGGAATAGAAACTAATGCTAGTAGTAGTGCAAATGTAACAACAGCACCTTGTACAGGTGAATGTACTGAATTCTCTGCAGATGGTACAGGTGCTGGTGGAACAGTTTATTATATTGATTGTAATGGTAATCCTCAATCATTTGTAGTAGCTCTTGGTGAGATTAGTGCTCCTTTCTGTGGAATATTCGGTTCAGTAACATCAATTGGTCCAGTAGTAAGTATATTGGGTCCTTGTACACTTTAATTTAAAAATCAATAATGTATGACAGTATTAATAACATTAACAGTTGCTGGGACTGATTCAGGTCCCTTCAACTTGTATTCAAATATAGATGGATTTACATCAGCATTTGAAACAGGAGTCTCTAAAGCTTCTTTATTAGCAGGATATTCTTCTGCTTTAGTTCCTGATTACACAACAGTGATTAGAGTGCTATCAACAGGAGACTGTACTAACTATATAGATATAACGTTAGATGCAACACCAACATCATCAACAACATCAACTAGTACTACCTTACCTGTTCCTGTTGCAATAACAATGACATTATTTGGTAGTAGTACTGACTTAGCAGCTTGTGCATCAATTGTTGCTGGACTTGATCCGATAGCTACAAGATATTCTACAAGTTCTTATCTTAATCCTGGTGACACAATATACAATGGACCAGGATTAACTAATCCTGCCACATGGCCTGTTCCTACATACTATGGTTATACTATTACTCCAGGTCCAATATATGCTTGGGCATATGTTGCTACAAATGGAGTTGTGATAAATTCAGGGTATTGTTCATAAGATAAATAAAAAACTCTTGTTTTGTTGGTTTTACAAGGTTTTCTCCCTAGGCATTTGTCTAGGGAGTTTTTGTTTTATAACTATTTTAGTTATAAATAATTACAACTCTAACTAAAATTATTTGGAATATATAAAAACTATTCTTTATCTTTACAATATTTTTTAACTAATATGAGTACATATGTCTGAAAATCAAAGCTTGTTACACCGATTAGAAGAGTTATTAAGTCAGAAGAAAAGTAAAAAATTCTACGCTGAGAAACTAGGGATAAGTGAATTTGAGGTCAATGAGCTCATGAAGGAACTTAGAGAAAAAGATACAGAAACTGTATTAACAAACTACACAGGAGAACGCAAAGTAAATGTTGAAAGAGGTACAATAGAAAGTACAATAGTCACAGACTTTGAACCTAAAGATGATATTGAACTAGCTAAGCTACATAAGATAAACTTAGATAAGTATGTTATAACAAACTACTGGTCTAAGATGTTACCAAGTGGGAAGTTTACTTCCTCAGTCTTCTCCAAGAAGAAAGAAGCAAAAGATTACTCACCTGAAGACTTTGCTAAGTTTTTAGAAAACTACAAACCAAATAATATATCAATCACCAAAGTAGATCGTAGTAATAGTAAAGACTACGTAGATGTAGAAATATCTATATCTGATTATCACTTAGCTAAAAGAACTGTAGATGGTGATAATGATGTAACCACAAGAGCTTTAAGATATGTTACTGTGGCTCAGTCTTTGATTGATAAAGTAGAAGCTTGTTACAATATAAACACTATTGTTCTTCCTATATCGAATGATTATTTCCATACTGATAACTATCAACATCAAACCACAAACGGTACTCCACAAGATACTATAATGGATTATGCTGATGAGTATGAAATAGGATTTGCTATTCTTGTAGATACAATCAATATGTTGAGAAAACATTCTAGCACTGTACAAGTAGTGTTGGTACAAGGAAATCATGACAGAACTAAATCTTTTTATCTAGCACATGCACTAGATGTATTTTTTAAAGATGCATTGGATGTAGAGTTTATCAGAGAGCACAGTGTTGTTAAAGGTTTGACATTAGGGAATACATTTATTGGATGGCACCATGGTAACTGTAAGATAGAAGATCTTCCATTATTATTTGCAACACATCCAAAATATAGTCATCAGTTTGGTAATGCTGTTTATAGAGAGGTTCATACAGGTGATAAACATCACTATATGGCTAAAGAGGTTAAGGGAGTAAGAATACAACAAATGCCTAGCTTGTCAGGAACTGACAGATGGCACTTAGATAACAATTACGTACATTCAGTTAGAGCTGCCTTAGCATTAGTCTATGATCTTAATCTAGGTAAGATAGCTGAATTCGAAACAAGAATATAATTATGGCAACATTAAGAAAATTAGTATCAGATGTTAGAAGTGTCCACAAGATACTTTCTACTGATAGTCTTATTACAGATAGAGCTATTGCTTCTGAGATTAGAAACAATGCTCTATTACTTATAAAGAGAGAAACCAATTTAAGAAAACTTTGGGCAACTGATACATTATTTACTACTATCCCTTGTTTAGAAATGATAGAGGTATCTATTTCTGAATGTTGTAATTATGTAGATGAATGTAGCATAGCTAGAACTAAGTTTAAACTTCCACGTATATCAGAAGGTAATTATCAATATGTGATACAAGGGGTTTATTCTATCAATGCTATGAGCGGCCAAGGAAAGAAATTAAAAGAAATAACTATTAACAGATATTTGAATCTTTTAAAACTTCCTATAATTAAAAAAGAAGAATACTATTGGATATCTAATGGATATCTATATGTAAATAATCCTTTACTTAAAGCAATTAGATTTGTTGCATTATTTGAAGAAGATGTAGAGAATGAAATCATGTATCCAGAATGCGGATGTGGAACTCCAGAATACACTACTGAAGAAATCTGTAAGAATCCTTTGGACAAAGAGTTTCCCCTTCCTGGATACTTAGAACAACAAACATTACAACTTACATCTCAAAAACTACTATCTACATATTTCAATCTTAAAACTGATACTAGTCAAGAAGGAATAGATGGACAAGCACCAAATTCAAAATCAACTAATTAATGAGAACAAAAATTGATTGGAGAAGCTCTAGCAAAGACAACTATAATCAGTTTTGCAAAAAACATTCCTCTATAAAACTTACATACGATGAATGGAGAAATATCATTTACACTTATAATGAATTCTTCAAAGAGTATATATTAGAGACAGGTGATAAAGCAAAACTGCCTTATGGATTTGGAGAGTTCTCAATCAATAAAAAGAAAAGAAGAAAGGTAAAATTAGCTGATGGAAAAGAATTTGTTAATTTACCAATCGACTGGCAAAAAACTAAAGAGAAAGGAAAAGTTATTTATAACTTTAATTATCATACGGAAGGTTATTTTTTTGGTTGGATGTGGTTTAAACAAACTGCACGTTTTAAAAATTCTGACTTATGGTATTTTAAACCTTCTAGATTAACCTCACGATTATTATCACACTATTTAAAAACCAGCGACAAGTACCAAAATATTTACCGAGAATGGAAAAAATAATGAACTATGTCATACTACTATAAATATAATTTTGTATCCCCAGAGCCTGTCTACTCAACAGTTAAAGAAGAATTAAAATCTTATTTTGATACTGGTGCAGTGGATGATCTTTTATTTCCTACCTACTTAGACAAGTGTCTTAAGAAGTTAGGAAGAACAACCTTTGTTATAAGTGAAGAGATCCTTTACATAGAAGATTTTGAAGCTAGACTTCCTGATAATTTCTATGCTGTAAGAGAAGCTTGGATGTGTACAGCAGTAGCTGGTTATCCATATCAGACAGCTAATTCATTCTATTCTCAAGCAGCTAATGCAACTACTATTCAAGTGGCTCCATTAACTATTGGAGGAACTCCTTGTAATAGACCTGGTTGTCAAGTTCCACAATGTGATGGTACATGTATGCCAGAATTAGTACAAGCTGTTTATAAAACAAATAATAGTGTAGCTAGACAATATACTCATGAATATTTACTTAAACCAGGTAATATATCTGCAAGACAGAATTGTGGAGTGGAGTATACAAATGCTTGGGACTTCTATGCAGAAGCTCCTCCTATTCACGAATTTACTCCTGGTGCTGCTAGTTATGATTCATTTGATGTCAGAGATAATAAGTTTGTAACTAACTTTAGAAATGGTGTTGTTCACTTATTATTCTATGCTACAGAGTATGATGAGATAGGTAATCAAATGATTCCTGATAATTATCGTATTAGAGAGTATGTAGAAGCGTTTCTTAAATTCAAGATATTTGAAACTCTTACAAACCAAACTAATGATGAAACTTTCAATCAGTTACAACAGAAAATGTTATATCACAAGCAAGCATATGAGGAATCTTACATCATGGCTGAGATTGAAATGAAGAAACAAAGTCCTTGGGAAAAACAAAGAAGAATCAAAAACGATCTTAACAGATTTAATATGTATGAACTTCCTAACCGTACTAATAGATATGGTAGAAGACGTAATAACTAATAATTATGGCTGAAGAAAAACAAGGCAATATAAAACAAGAGTATAATACTGGTACGATTGGTTTAAATATGGATCAAACTTTGAACCAGATTAAACCAGGTACTCTTACATATGCATTAAATGCTGCCTTAGAAAACTTTGACGCTAGTTCTGTGAACTATCAGAATGAGCAAGGTAATGAGCTTTGTGTAAATTTTCCACAAGGATTCACATTAATTGGTAATCATTTTATTGCAGAACAAAGTAAACATATTTTCTTTATAACCAATCCTAACACAGGAGATTGTCAAATTGGTTATATGGATAATAATGATTGCATCTATCATATATTAGTAAGTGGTAAATGTCTTAACTTTAATATAAACCATCCAATACAAAAAACAGTACATAAGATTACAAATTGTACAACAGAAATATATTGGACAGATGGATTGAATCCTAGAAGATATTTAGATATTAATAATATTCCTTATATACAAGCACCTCAATCACAGTTATGTGACCCTATATATACAGATCAATTAGATTGTAATCAATTAAAGATACAACCTAATTTCAGCATTCCATTTTTAAATGTTGTAGATGTAATTAGTGGTGGTGAATTAAAAGCAGGAACTGTACAATTTGCTATACAGTATTGTGATGCTGCAGGTAATGCGTTCACATCATATTATTCTGTTACCAATCCTACACCTATTGCTGATCCATTTATCACTACAGTTAATTATGATTACACTGTGGGTAAATCAGTTGTAGTTGATATTACAGGTCTTGATACTACAGGACAATATCAATATTATAACTTAGCAGTGATCACTACTGTAAATGCAATCACATCTGTAGAATTAGTTGGTACATACTTTATTGAAAACTCATATGACCAAGTTGTATATACTGGTCAGAATGTAGATAATATTCGTTTAGTTATTGCAGATATATTTGAAAAATATCCATACTACGATATTGCACAAGATGTTACAGCTGTACAAGATGTTCTTGTATGGGATAATCTTACATCTATAGACAGAATTAACTATCAATCTATTGCTAGTCAAATTAAACTTGGTTGGGAAACTTATAGAATACCAAATGATGAAAACTATTCTGATGAGCTAAATGCTACAAACTTACGTGGATATCTACGTGATGAGGTGTATGCATTTGA